GCGACGCTGTCGTCCGGTTCGGGCGTCGTTGCCTTTTCGCCCTTCCGCAGGGCGTCGGGGATGAATGACTCCGGTCGTGGGTGCGCGGTCTTCATGTAGCATACCCATTCGCACGCGCGGCGCATGTGCTCCTCGGGCAGCCCGCGATGGTTGCGCAATACGTCCTTGACGACCGAGTTGACGCCGCCCTCCAGCCGGTTCGTGGTGCGCGCCACCGGACCGCCCTTCAGCAGTTCCGGCTCGAGATAGGCGAACAGCCTGCCCTCGCGGAACAGCCTCTCCAGCCGCCGGTAGCAGCGTCGCAGCTCCTCGTGCGTCCACCACCACCGGCGCCTCGACGCCTTGGGGTTGGACGGGTCGTCGCGCGCGTAGGTGCGTTCGGCGATGAAGTCCTTCCACCGTTCGTGCCATGCGTTGAGGGCCTCGCCCCACCTGACGGCCTGCCCGGCCGTCTCGACCGAGGTGAGCCCGTCGGACAGCCTCTTCAGCTCGCGGCCGGCCTGGAGCCTGGGCCTGGACGTCAGGTCCGTCCTCGTGTTGCGCTGCACGTGCACCAGGCAGCGCTGGATCCTCGTTCCCGGCCACGCCTGCGTGCACGCCGCCTCCGCGCCGCGCAGCCCGTCGGCGATGAGCACGTCCGGCGCGGGAAGCCGGGAGAACAGGGTCAGGTATGCGGCCTTGGACTCGTGCGCGCACCACTGCCAGTCCAGCACCTCGCCGGTTTGCCCGTCGATGGCGATGATCAGGCACCAGCCGTGGCCCATGTACGTGCCGTCCGCCATGACCGTGTGGCGCCTGGCGTCCGGCGGGGCGATGCGCGGGCGGATGCGCCAGCACCATGCGATTCGTTTGCGCAGGGCGCGGGCGTCGCCCGCGGAGTCCGCCGCCCTTTGGGATGACGGCCCCAGCAGCCAGGAAAGGAACTCCTCCAGCGTCCGCTCCCGCCTGCGCCGCCGCTGCGGCATCGTCGAGCTCAACCGGCAGGCCGGGCATTTCCACCGCTGGACGCCCTTGCCGGTCCGCCCGTTCTTCTTCATCGCACGCCCGCACACGGGGCATCTCTTCGCTTTGCTGGATGGCGTTCTCACGCCATCCAGCCCACCACCGGGGGCGCATCATTTTCCACGCGACAAAAATGACAGGCCGACACGCCTGCTCCCACAAGGCCGGGCCACGGTTATAAGCACCACAAAAGTTCCTATAGGCCCGATTTGGTGGAATCCTTCCGAGTCGAACACCCACAGCTCTTTGATGTGGGATTCATGACGGGCGTTGTACAGCGACAGTTGGTTGACGAACTTGTCGGGCAGTTTCGTGCTTCCGAAGTCCAGTACAAACACGTCCTTGACAACGCCCTGTTCGACGCCGCCGACGACGGCGTCGTTGATGCGTTGGGCCACGTTCCTGTATTTCAGGCTTGCCGGTGATTTCAGTTCGGCGTCGCATTCGTGGCTCAGCCAGTGGAAGTCGTTGCTGGGCTTGCCATCATGGCTTTTCGGTATCCACTCGTATTCCTCGCCCAGCTTCTGGAACTTCTCGAGGAACACGATCTCGTGCCGTTCGAGGATTTCCCTGCTCGGGTCGACGCCGACGGCGAGCTGGCGCCGGTACCAGGATTCCGCAGTGCCTTTTGGCTCTCCCTTCATTGACAGGAGTCTGACGGACTGCTCCCACGGCATGGTCGGCGTCGGGTAGACGCCGTCCGTGAACGCCATGGGATTGTCCCGGCGCATGCGCTTGAGCTTCTCCCGGTAGTCGCCACCTCCCTTGCTGGCTTCCTGCCACATGGCGGTGAGCCGTTCGGGGTTGTATCCGGCGAGTGTCTGGCGGCCCCAGCTGGGGACGATCTGGCAGTCGCAGTCCCGGTGGTATTGCATCTCCAAGCCTGCCGAGTCCTCGCTCAGGTAGGTGAAGCCCCGTGATGCGAGCATGGTGCAGAACGCGCATGTCCTTGCTCCACGCGGCACTCTCGCCCATCGTGGTTTCGACGGGTCGATGCGCATGTTGCGTTGGGTGGTCAGGCGTGCGGCGGCGTTGACCATGTCGGCGACGAACTGCATCGCGTCATCCGGGTTGCCCAGATCGGGCCACAGGTCGTCGATCGTGAGTCCCGCGCGCGACTGCCCGTTCTTGACCTGCGTGTAGGTCAGGCCGTTGTAGTCGGTGTTGTTGAAGCCGCCCTGCACCTGCCAGAGGGCGCGGTCGGGGTCGATGAGCCGCGTGTGGTCGAAGTCGTCGAGCCGGACGCCCGCGTATTCGCTCCACAGGCCGCGCACGGTGTCGTAGTATTCGTTCGCCAGCTGGGAGGCGTCTCGGGAGAAGTCGCGGATCGCGTCCTTGACGTTCAAAGGGTCGCGGTCGACCATGTTCTCGATGACGTCGGCCGCGCTCTCCCTGAGGTTGTCAAGGTCGGTCTGGTAGTCCCTGTACGCCCTGTCCAACAGCGGCTGCAGTTCCGGCGGGGCCTTCGGATTCGCTGCCATCAGCCGCCTCCGTGTCCTGCGGGTTCATCCGCTGCTGTCTGAGCTGCTCGATGTTCCTCTGCGCCTTCATCCGCTGCTGGTAGGCGCGGAACGATTGGAGCTCGCCGGCCGTGAGTCCGAGCTTGGCCAGTCCCACGTCGGAATCCGCCCAGTCGCCGTTCACGCCGGCGACCTTCGTGTAGTAGTCGGCGCGCGCCGCGTCGCTTACTTCGCGGGTCGGCGCCCACAGGGGGCGGATGCCGGTCAGGTCTGGCGGCTGCGGGCTGTTGTCGCGCAATTGCACGGCCATGCCCATGGCGTTGAGGAGCTGGCGGGAGAACATGCGGTTCTGCCGGTTCGCGGTGCGCGTCAGCTGGTTCTCGGCGGCGGCGAGCGCTTCGGCGCTGGTGGGGTTGGCCAGTCGTATGCCGAGTTGTTCGGGTGGGATGTCGGTTTCGGCCGAGGCGAGCATGGCTATGGTTTCGAGCATGTCGCCGTGGGGTTGCATCGATGCCTGGGAGACCTGTTTGAGTTCGGGGATGTCGCCGTTGATGTCGCGGCTGATCGCGTTGATGCTGCTGACGAGCGCGCTCCACGTGTCCTGTTGGAAGGATTCGCGGCTCAGGCCGAGGAACCACTTTTTTGGGACCGAGTAGAATTCGGCGGACGCTTCCATGCGGACCATAGTGCGCATGGCCATGTCGGTCAGGTTCATGAGGGCGCGGTTGATGCGTGAGCGGCCGAAGGGGCGGTCCATCTGCTTGTCGTAGACGATGGGCACCACGGCCACGCGGTCGAGCCGGTTGTATTGGGGTTCCGCTTCCCACCCGTATCCGGTTTTCATGCAGGCGTAGTTGCGGCCGGGCAGCCATGCGTTGAATGCGGTGATGTTGCCCCATTTGTCGCTGTCGGTGATGGTCAGCGCGGCTTTGATGCGTCGGCGTTCGTTGTCCCATAGTGCGGCGGACCAGTCGGCCGAGCGCGGGGTGATGAGGATGTGCTCGTTGTCGTCCGGGTCGTAGTCGATGGTCAGGAAGCTGCAGGAGTGCTTGTAGCAGCTGATGACGGCCTCGCTCATGTCGGTTTCGAGCTCGTTCATGCGCATGATCTCGTCGATGCCGTGGTTGTCGGCCCCGGCGGCGGTCTCGAATCCCTCGAACACGCTCTTGTCGGCGAGCGCGCGCACGCTTTTCTGTGGCCAGCCGACCACGACGCCGGCTTTCTGGGCGACGATGTTCGGGATGCTGATGCCGAGGTTGTTGAATCGTTGTTTGGCGTCGTAGAACGCGGAGCGTAGCAGGTTGCGTGGGTATTTGTTGCGCCAGAGTTCCAGTAGGCGGGTGATGTCCGTCATGTCGTTGTCGGGTACGTTGGCGATGTGTGTCACGGACGAGGAGCCTGTGGACAGGTAGGGGTTGCCGAAGCTGATGGATTGTTCGCTCATCCGATCATGACCTCCTGTACTCGGTCCGGGTCTCGTTTGGTTATGGTGGTGCCGTAGAGGGCGAGCGTGCATGCCACGAGCGGGCTTATGTCGATGTCGCTGCCCATCGGGTTCCATCCGACGGCGCCGGATTTGCCGATGCTGCGTGTGGTGGCGTTGGCCACGGCCGTGGCGAGCGCCGGTGCTTTGTCGTCCGGCAGGTGGGTGAGTTTGCCGTCTCTGAGCATGTCGAGGAATTTGCCGCAGGCGCGGCCCATGTCGCTGTAGTTGGTGACGATGACTTTCACGTGCCGGGCTTTGAGGTCGGCCAGCAGGCTCATGGCGGGTGATTGCGAGTCGATGACCACGCTTGCTGTGCGCGGCCAGTGGTCGGCGATGTAGTCGACCGCCCATTGGGTGCCTTTGGATTGGGTGGACTCGAAGCGGCGCAGTTCGATGTGCGCGGTGCCGTCCCTGTGGTTGACGGCTCCGCCGATGGCCAGCGAGCTGCGGTCGGGTTTCATGTCGAGCGCGTATCCGATCAGTCCTTTGATGTTGGGTGTGCCGGTGGCGGCTTTCGTCCATTGTTCGGGGTTGATGGCCCGATTGGTGGCGGTTTCATCCCAGATGCCCAGTGCCTCGCGGCGGAAGCTGTCCTTGCCGAGCTGGCGTTGCATGCGCAGCATGCTGGTTTCGCTGGTGCGGCGCGGGAAGCTCGGGTTGGCTTTCCTCCATTGGGCGCGGTCGTCGCTGTCGGCGTCGCGGTCGGCGGAGAATTCCACGTAGAGCATGTCGTCCTCGCCGGCGAGCGCCTGGCGGCGGCGTTCCGTGAACGCTTCGCCGGGGTCGGCGGGGCGCGGTGGGGTGCCGATGTAGAGGACGAGCGCGTTGGGGCTGGTGTTGGTGGCGGGCACCATGTCGCTGATGGCCTGTTCGGTCAGGATCTGTGCTTCGTCGAACACGATGATGTCTACGGCGTCGTTGCCTCGGGCGAAGCCCTGGGCTCGTGCGCCGAACAGTATCTTGCTGCCGTTGGCGAAGGTGATTTCCTGCATGCCGTTGCCGCCGCGCACGCCGTCGGTGCGGCCGGAGTGGTCGAGGTATCCGATGAGCGCGGGGTTGCGTACCAGGGTGCGCACGTGGTCGAACGTGTTGCTGTTGGTACGGTTGTGGTGCGCGGTCCAGATGACGGTCAGGTTCGGGATGAGCGTGCACAGGATGACCACGAGGCTGGAGACGGTGAAGGTCTTGCCGGTCTGGCGGCAGATGCTCAACACCACGCCGCCGACGGAGGCGGCGAACGTGCCGTCTGCTCTTCGGCCGAGGATGAGCGTCAGCAGTCCCTGCTGCCAGCGGTCGTAGCGGATGCCGCATGCTTTGGCGCGCTTGTTGACCTTGAGGAACATGCTGGTGACGATGCCGGAGGGCATGACGATGTGTCGTGCGACCTCAGATAGCTTCGGGTCGGAATTCTCCGTCATCGTCGTCGTCCTCCGGATCTTCTTGCGTCGTCATGCCTTGTGCGGGGTTGCCTTCGAGCCGTTCGATTTCGCGGGTCAGGGCGAGCAGCTGCTTGCTGATGCCGGTCAGGCTGCCCGGCGGGGTGCCGGCGCTGAACATGGCTTCCTTGAGCCGGGCCTGCGTGCGTTTGAGCACGCTCACGTAGTCCTCGGGCCCGTCGTTCATCATCGCCTCGAAATCGGCGGCGGTGAGGGCGTCCATCGCCTCTGGCTCATGTTCCGCGTCACCGGCCGGGGCGGGAGGGGTGGTGACGCGGCTCATGCGCTTGGCCTTGCGGTAGGCGCGCTGCTTGCATTTGGCCGAACAGTATTTCGCTTTCTTTCCACGGCCGGACGGGGTGAACGGCTGGCCGCATTCCTCGCAGATCACCGCGCTCACCTCCAAAAACGTAACGGGATAACGTAACGGCCGTCCAAGGCGTTACGTTTTGACATGCCGGGGAGATATCGGCCCTGCGCCCGAGGGGGCTTCGACCGGGGCGGACGGGTCTCCTCCCCACGTCACCAGTCGCCGCTTGTCACCAATGGCATCGAGGTGGCCTTCAGGTCGGCCGTGTGCCCCTGTTCGAATGTTTGTTTGATGTGTTCGCGCGCCCACGCGACGCTGTGGTTGGAGCGGACGCGGTTGCACCAGCGGTGCGCGAGCCGGCAGTTGGAGAACAGGTAGGGCGAGCCGCCCTTGCTGACCGGGATGATCTCGTCCACCTCGGGCGAGCCCGGCAATCCCGGCGGCAATGATTTGTCCACGGGCCGGCCGCACAGGTGGCACGTGTCGTAGGCCGCCAGCACGCGGGCCACGACCTGCTGGCGTCGCCAGCCATTGGCATGACGGGTGTTGCCCCGGCGGCCGCTCATAACCCGGCCTTGTCGCACGACCGCTGCCAGGCGTCCACGAACGCCTGCACGGCCCGGCGCATGACCGGTTCGAGGGGGTCGACCACGAGATGGCCGGACGGGGTGACGCTCACGGGCACGGGCAGGGCGTCGATGTCGCCGAGGGTGTTCCCCTTGCACGTGATCCGCAGGCTGATGGTCGGCATGCCCGGCATTGTCATGGCGTCATCGCCTCACAATCAAATGAAAAGAGTGGCGGGGCGAACATCACCGGCGCTTTGGACGTGCCGGCGGAGTACTCTCGCCCCATGCAATGCGGTCAGATACGCGAAAACCCAGCCACGTGAGCTGGGTTTTTCGACACTTCTGCCACTGCAATCATCGGTTACAGTGACAATTTTGTCAAGCCGCTCCGCCGATCACGAGTCGGTACACGTCGCAATAGGCGAGGCCCTGAGGGCTGGAGGGCAGCTTGCCTCGGTTGACCCACACGTTGAGCGTACCCCTACGCACCGGTATCCCTGCATCCGTGAACGCCTTGGCTATCTCAGCCGCCGACCCTCGCCTGGAATCATCCCAACACAACGTCTTGAGCCTACGCAGTTTGACCGTCTGCGCTCGCTGTTCCCGTCCGCACACGGGACAGGTAACCCACTGGTCTGCCGCGCCTGCGGTGAGCATCGTGGCGCACAGCTCGCACGTGCCGATCTCGCGTCGCTGCTCTGGCGGATCCAACGTGAGGTCGATTTTCCGGGCGATGCCGTTGATGGTCGCCATGTAGAAGCCGGCATCCGCGAACGTGGCGAGCCTGGGATGGCCCGCACAGTCGATAAGCGTGGCCTCGAGGTCCTCCATGCGTGGATCCTTGTGCCAATCCAAGGCATCGATGACATCCAAGCAACGCCACAGTTCGCGCGCCGTCGCATCGAGCATGTCCAGCAGGTCGAGCACGTCAAGCCTGATAGGAGTCGGGGGAGTGGCCGTCTGGATCCTGACGGGCGCGTGCCCGCCCGGATGCAGGGTCGCGTCCAGCGAGTCGTGCAACGGCGTGACGTCGCGCGCGAGTCGCAGGAGCGTGCCGGCGAAGCGCAGCTCGCACGCCGTGCACAGCGCGTACCCGTTTTCGATTATGGTGTTGCAGTTCTGGCAGTTCACGAAACCCCTCCACATCGGCTAAACTGGTTGTTTGCTGACATGCCCTCCGCCTCGTGTGGAGGGTTTCGTTTTTATCTGGTATTTCAGTTCATTCCTCGAACAGCGGCGGTTCGATGAACTCGACCTTGCATGGCGGTTTCGGCCGACCGTCGCCCTCGCGGATGATCGCGCGCACCTCCTCCAACGGCAGACCCAATTGACGGGCCGTATCCGTCGCGCCGTAGCCGCGCCCGTGCCATGCGAGCACCTTGTCGCGTATCGCCTGACTCGTCACTTCGCAACACCTCCCGTATGCGGATCAATCAAGTCGCATGACATGGCATCGACGCGCTCGCCGGTTCGAGCCTCGATGCATAGGCGGCGAACGTCGCCCGTGGTCTCCACCTGCTGCACGATGCGCTGGCTGGGGCCGGTGTCCATCGCGGCGTACGCGGCCAGGCCGATGGCGGATACGATGGCGAGTGCCAGTATCGCGATGATGATGGTGAACAGGAGTCCGATGGTGGATTCCACCGACCAGCTTTCGCGCCTCATCGGGTGCCTCCGGCGAGCGCGCTATAAAAACCGGTGGTGATTAATGTAGTTCTGTGGTGGACTAATGTAGTTTTTTTCATGGTCGTATTTCCTTGAGTACGTTGATGGAGCGGAAGAGTTCGGTGTTGAGTGTGGGGTTTCCGTTGGCGTCCGGTTTGATGACGGTGGCGAGATTGTCGGCGTCGGTGAGTGTCCACCAGCCGTTCTGCATGAAGCAGGAGAGATAGCCGTCCAGTGTTTGGCCTCTCCTCGTGAGTCCGATGAACCGGTGCAGGTCAAGCTCTCCCGGCGTGGAATGCCGCCAGTCGATGCTTTCGCTCACGTTCATTCCTCCGGCTCCTGTGATTCGTTGTAGAAGTCTTTGGGAGTGATGGTCACGCTGATCTGGCATCCGGCGGCGAGCGCCGCGTCGATGATGTCGGTGAGGGTTGTGTTCTCGTTCATTGTTGTTCCTTCGTTTTCATGGCGTTGACAGCTGCGAGCGCCTTTTTGGCCGCGTGCAGCCATGCCTGTTTGGAGACTTCGCTGACGGCGTCCCAGTTGGTGGGGCCGGGTGTGTCCTCGAAGAACCCTCGAGCGCAGGTCTCGATCTCCTCGTCCGTGGGCTCGTCCGAGTTGAGTTCGTTTTCGATGCTGATGGCCAGGTTGAGCGCCTTGTCCCAGCCGGCCTGGTAGCCGACGACGAACGCTTCGGCGGCTGACTCGTTGCCCAGTCCCGCGTCGGCGAGCGCCGTCAATGCCTGTTGGGTGAGGTCACTCATCGTCGTCCTCCACGATGGTGGGTTCTCCGCTGGTCTCGTACATGGTTTTGGCCACTGCCTTGAGGTTGCGGCGGTCCTTATCCGCTTGCTGGAAACGGTGCAGGATGCTCACGCCCTCCAGCACGCAGGCGCTCGCGAGCGCCTGTTCGAGTTGGTCTTGCGTCCAGATTCGTGCCGTGCAGCTCATAGTGGGCTCCTTCGTGGTGTGCAATGTTCGCGGGCTGGTTGGTCGTCCTCCATCCATTGGTCTTGCTCGTCAAGCCAGTGTTTGACACAGCGGGTGTGATGGTCGGGCACGGGTTTGCGGCAGATGATGCAGCGTGGCTTCATGACCGGTCCTCCTTTGCCGCGAGCGCCGGTGGCGTCATGAGTGTGAGGTAGTGCCGGTATTCGTTGATGTCCCGGTCCAAACAGTCGTGGACGCGGTGCGTGGGTTTCTCCCTGTGTGTGTAGGGGTCTCGGCCGAGTGACTTGGCGGTGAGCCTCAGCGTGGTCAGGTCGAGTGCCCGGTAGGAGAGTAGGTCGTCGATGCGTTCCACGGGTTCGCAGAATCTGAGGATCATGGGCAGGTCGAAGTGTTGGATGTTCGTTCCCGCCGGGTGCAGCGTGTACATGCCGTTCATGTCCTTGACGAATCTCACGGTTTCCAGTGCGATTGCCTCGGGTGAGCAGTGGGTGGGGTCGCTGGTCTCGCATTGGGCGAGCAGCCCGTTGTTCAGATGCAGGTCGAGGGCGGGCAGTTGCGCGGAGAGCATGGTCTCCCGGCTGATGTGGACGACCGCTTCGAGGCGTGCGTGCTCTCGCATCGCGTCCATGCTGGTGCAGCGCAGGCCGATCTCCAGTATCGAACACTTGTTCGTATCCAATCCGGTGGTCTCCACGTCCATCCACAGCAGGGCATCGGGTTTCTCGGGGCTCATAGTTCCTCCCCGTGGTCGGCGAGCGCATCCTGTATGGCCTCGCGGATGATCCGGTGTTCCGCGAGGGTGAAGCCTTGCGGGATGATGATGGTTCTGGTGCCTACGGGTGTGTCGGGCGGGATGAGCATGGTCACGCTGGTGCCGTCCTCGCGGGTGAAGTCCACGTTGTCGATTTCGCCGGTCACGCAGACCGTGTTGCTGGTCATGGTTGTTCCTTTCGGTTGATGGTGGGATGTTGGGGCATTCCCTTGGGTGGCGGGCAGTGCGTCCATTGGCCGTCGGCGTCGAGCAGTATCCAGCCGCGCCGGACGCTGTACACGGGCACTGTGCTTGGCTCGGGGTCGTAGCTTTTGAGCAGGTAGCCCAATGCTCGGGCCTGTTCGGGGTGCCGGTGGATCCACCCATGGCATCCGGTCGAGTTGTCCATGCCGCACACGGTGACGATGTTCGACGCCGCGTGCCGTTCGGCATCGCCGTACGTCTGCGAGCGGCGCTTGCGATGATGATGGCTCACTCCGGGCCATTCGCCGAGCCGCAGGTACCGGTCGCACACGATGCACCGATGGCGCTCGCGGCCTTCCACGAGCCTGAGGGTCTGGCTGCTGGGCTTGTCGCTCATGATGCTTGGCTTCTTTCGTTGATTTCGTTTACGAGCCGTTGGGCGACGGTCTCCGGGTCCTCGCCGGTTTTGACGTGGGCCCAGAACGTCTGTTCGACGCTGTCCGTCCATGCCCCTGCCGGCACGAGGCTGATGGCGTGCTGGCTGAGCCATTGGCGTGTGATGCCGCCCCATTCGGTGCGGATGGGTTCGCTTGCCAGCCATTTGACGTATTGCCGGTTTTCGAGCCATTTGCGCATCGATGGCGTGAACCGGTTGCCGTCCTGGCGCACGGCTTGGGCGTAGCGGATGACGGCCCCGAGCAGTTGGCTGGCCTCGACGTGCGGCACGGTCGGGTCGTCGCCGGTGATGGCCTGCCACAGGCGTGAGGCCTGCTCGCGGTTTCCGGTATGGCTCGGATACTGCTCCCAGGCGAAGGCGAACGGGTCGGCTTGGACGCGGGCTTCGGCCTCGGCGAGGCTCGACGCCGGCGTGGCTCGGCCGGATTCGGTGCCGGCATGGCCGGGAACGGCCGGACTTGGTTCGGCGTTCGGTGCGGAGGGGGCTACAGGGGAGGTAAGGCTAGGTATGGTTAGGTTAGGACCGGTTGCTTCGTTTGCTTCGAAGCAATTGCTTCGTTTTGCTTCGGACGTTTGCTTCGGTTTTGCTTGAAGCAATTGCTTCGTTTTGCTTCGTCGAGCCTCGCCCGAAGCGACGCCGCCGGCATGCCCGGCCTTGGCTCTTTTCTCCTTGAGTTCGCTGCCGGAGGTGCCGCCGAATTTCATCAGGGTGTCGGCCTGTTTTGCTTCAATGTTTGTTCGACAGGTTCGGCAGTGTTTTTCCGTAGTGTGGGCTGATGGTTTTCCCCGGTGTCGTCATC